AGGGAGCGTAGCTGTGTACGTGACATCTTGTGACGCTCAATAGTGTACTCAGCATCATCCATAGACGTAGCTTCTGGGTCAGGGTAGAAATTCCACACACTTACGTGGTTGCACTCAGGTACAGTCTTTATAAGAGGATCATACTCACCTTGATCATTCCAATTAGGGTACTCTTTATCTACAGCAAATGGGCCTTTCATAACACCCATACCAAGTAGAGCCATCTCAAATGCCATAGAGCGTAAATGCAAAGAAGCGCCAGACTCATTTAGCTGGTCATGTATCTTCTTTTCCATTCGTTTAGCTGCAACCATAGCAGGGTGAAATGTAACGGTGGTAGGCGTTGTGCCATCACCTTCGACAACCTTTTCTGATACGGATGCTAACTTGTCGCTGAGTGGCCCTAAACGTTGTTTTAGATCTGCTAACGTCTCTCCGGGTTTTAACTTCTCAGTACCGTCAAGTAAGTAGGGCCGTGAAGGCTTGTCTTGTGTTACACTTTTGAGTGCTTCACCTGCTGCTGCGGCATTAGGGTCAATGTTGATGTGCACTGATTCAGCAACGCCATCTGGTAAAATAGATGGGTCTACTGACATAGGAAACTTATTGTTACCAAACAAAACGTCAACAATCTGCCCATATGCAGCTAAGGTCTTAGTCTTCGTGACTTTAACAAATACACGAGACTTTTCTGTGTCTGTAAACTTTACGTCAGGCCCATACAAACCACGATAGTTGCGGTAAGCACGTAACCATCTATCTTCGTCACTTCTGCGAGCATCTTCTGCCCTGCTAAAACGTTCATCAACAAAGGATACAATACTAGATTTAGCTTCAAAGATGCTATCCTCTGCGTCCTCTGCAGCTACAACTTCATCTGTATCAAAGGTTACTTCGTCAATATCTGCCATGTTTTAGTATCCAAATGTTGTGTCTTGTGCTTGAAAGCCCTGATTTGGTTTGTCAGGCGTGAAATCCCATATACTTCTACTACGGGGTCTTGTCATAACGCCATAGCGTAGGGCATCATATAGGTGGTCTTCTGCTTTAGTGTCTACATCCTCTGGGTTCTTTTTATCTAGAGGAATAATAGGTATTTGGGATAAGGTGTTAATACAGTTACTCATAAAAGCAAGTCTTGGTTTCTCAGTAAACTCATCTACCTGCAGACGCCTATGTATTTCGTTCTTACCAGCTACACGAGATCCTCTAGATCTATCAGAAGGACGCCAACGGCAACCCTTCATGTTCATCTGTTCAGCCAGTGATGGCCCAGTATCACCACGGTTATGCCATAAACTAGAATCCAGAACACCATATCGCATACCACCATCATTAGCTTCCGCTTCCAGTATCATATCAGCTAAATCAGAAGCTGTAACTTTAGAACAATAAAGCTCCCTGTAGACGATAAGCTGTTCGTCGGGAGCGACAGTAAACCATAAAACTCCTGTATAACTACCGTAGCCGTAGTCGCAAGCTCTAAACTTAACCCAGTTGTCTGGGATTTCAAAAGGGTCAATGACATGAATGGATCTATTAAACTCTGGGAAAGCTGCTCCTTCATTGACATCCCAATTACCCTCTAACAGTTGTTTTCTTTGATGCTCTGGTAAAGACAAAAGCATAGCTTCGTAGTCACCAGTATCGGCTAGGTATGGGTTGTCAAACAGACTAGCAGGTATAAACCTACGCTTAAACAGAGGTTGACCCTCTTTGCTGTGACCTTTAGGGAATGTAATAGTATCCCCTGTTTCTATGTTAGTTGCCCAGAAAGGTTTATTAGATGGTGCAGGGTCAATAAACATCTTTTTAACCCAAGAGTGCCCGCTGCCACCTGGGTTTGTAGTAGCACGAATGTACAAGCCTAAGTCTGTACTATGGGCAGACCTCAAGCGACTTCGCATATAATCAAACGCATAAGGGGTAGGCCACTGAGTTAGCTCGTCGAATCCGATCCAGTTAAACGCCTGACCTTGGTAACGAGTAACGTCCATATCTTTATCAAGATACGACATCCAGAGCCTACCGCCTTTCGGAGTAGTCCACTGACTTTTACGCTCAGACCACTTAATGCCCGGAACAGCTTTAGGATAAAGCTCTTGGCTTTTTTGAATAAGCTCACGTAATTCCTCCGTAGTATGTCGTACAAGTAACCCACTAAAGTTTGGATCATTTAAACCATGTAAAGGGTCAGCAAGCATTGCGTAACTCTTACCACCACCTGCTGCACCGCCGTATAGTACCTCACGTTCAGATGCGCTTAGAAAGTCTGTCTGAGGGCCGGGATTAGGCTTGAACACTACGTCCTGTGCCGCCTCAACGTCAAACTCTGCAGGTGCTACTTGTGCAGGTACAGTCTCTTTCGGGGCGATAACTATATTATCACTCTTCTGAGTACGCTCCGATACAGCCTTTTTCGAGCCTCTCGATTTCGGATAACGCCGTTTCGAGCCGCTTGGCAAGGTTCCGTTTAATTGTAGCAGCTTTTTTACGTCTTCGCTCAATATCTATTCTCTGTCTAAGACCTGCATGTGATATGCTACGTCCAGTTTGTTTTGTGAGCCAATTAGCTACATCTCTGTAACTATACTGTTGAAGATGCCGCTTTGCAAGCTCTAAGGCTTCTAACTCAAGCGGTATAGGCTGTAACAAATTTTCATTGTCAGGGTGTATTGAATAACCAAAAGGCGGCTTCTTAGTTAGCTTGGCTATAACGTGCCACTCTCTCTCTTTACCGCGTTTTGGTTTAGGTAGCTCCCAATACTCTAAGTCTCTGCTTATGTGCTTTGGTCTTACTATTCGTTATTACCTTCTTTTGGTGGTAGATAAAAGACGCCACCTGTTGAGGTAACATCAACTTTATCTACTTTACCAAGTCCAGCCCGATCAAGCAAGTCTTTAGCGGCACTCATCTTATCTTTTATCCCAAGCTCTGTAGGGTCAGACAAAGCCTGTACCATAGCCATTGCAGCTTTAGGCGCTGTACGGGCGAAATAAGATCTTGTAGCTTCTCCAATTTCATCTTTAAGTGCCTCCACTATAATGCGAGTCGGTGTGCCGTTACTATAACCTGCCAACTTCTTGGCAAGCACAACATCACCACCAGCATCATCGAAGAGTACTTCTAGAAACTTTTGTTGGTTTTCTGTGAGGTTTCTTGCCATATGAAGTTGTCCTTTATAGATAGGCTTGCCTTATAGTTTTATGAAGTTTTACTACAAAAGCAAGCTTTATTTTTATTTAAGCCTCTGTTAAGACCAGAACCTGTCTGCCTATCTGTATCACCAGATGATACGTGAGTAAAAACTGTAAGGCTAAGAATAACAGGAATGCTGTTTCTTAACCTCACTTATACTCACCGTATACACGGTTGTATATCTCACCACGAGAAATACCTATATCGTGTAGCTCTTTATTAGACATATTCTTTAAAACCCAGTAATCTGCTCTACGCTGCTGGTGATTTTGAATACGTGTCAGTAAATTCTTAAACATTGCACTATCTCCTTATGTTACGTGCGGAGATAGTTATACTTATATGTTAGCGCTATAGTAGATACATAATGTGCATACCCGTTACCCTACAGGCACAAAGGTTTCTGTAACTGTTAATATCGTATCTATATGCCCAGCGCCTGTAGGAGTAACCCTGATTTGGTCTCCAGACTGCAACACCAAATCAATCTCATTAAAACTTATGTAATCTCCTGCGTTAATAGATTTACCTTTAAGAAAGTGTGATGTGTAATCATCAGCAGATACATACCACTCAACTTCAACCGTATTAGTTGAGCTACCACCATTAACTACATGAATAAAGGTAATCTCAGCCACACAATTAGTAGGACACGTATATACATTATCTGTTGTTGTGCCTGTATTGTGTCCATAAACAGACTTAATACGTGCTGGTTTACCTTGATTTACAAAAGACATTACTTCTTCTTCTTTTTAGGAGTCATCGCTTTTTTAATTTTGGTAGTCCACGCTTCATTTTCTGGAGTACTTGGGTCATCCTTGATGTAATGACCTTTTTCGTTCCTTGCACGAACCACTTCAACTTCTGAAGTACATACTTTTTCAACGAACTCATCTTTGTACCAAACCAACCCATATGCACCTTCTCCTGCTACTGCATTACCACTGGCAATACGAACTTCGTTTGCCTCTACTATATAGCCAGCCTTTTCAAGCGCACTTTTATGTTCTGTAAATACACTCATTATGTCTTAATGCCTCGTGTACCTACTTGACCTGCAGGGTTAGACGCACCACATAAGCCGCCCTTGTTGTAACCACGCTTTTTAGCCATGCCACCGCCGTAGTAATTACCACAGGAGCATTTAGACTTGTCACCACCGCACTTGGGGCAACCAGCCATGCCACCCTTTTTGTAACCCATACGTTTAGCTACAGCAGGTGCTTCCTTCTTTAATGCTTTCATTCCAGCGTTCATCTTTTTCATGTGTTTTTCCTCTTCCTACCAGAAGCTGTTGTTGACCATTTGACTTTCTTGGGGCCAGTCTTTTTAGCGGCCTCGCTTTTGCTTATCTTACTAGCTACAGCTTTAGGCCTACACGCAGGGTAGCCACGCTTCTCACCAGAGGAACGACCGCAGGGTTTACCTGTCTTAATGTCAGTCCACTCTTCACCGAACCATTTACCTAAACCACCTTTAGCCATATCAAGCTACCTTATTAGATTTACTACCAGAGTACTTACCACCCCTACGCTTATACTCTTTAGTAAGCCAAGCACTACCATAAGCGCTGGGCCAGACCTTAAATTTCTTTTTAGCTTCTGCTTTTACTCTAGCATACAGCTTCTTATTTGTAGGTGTAGGTGATTTACTCATGCTACTATAAAGTCCACTATCTGTCCGTCTGGCTTACGGAGTTTATTTGGGTCAGGGTTGTATGCATACATCTGATTCACTAACTTAAGATCCTCTACAGGTGTGTCAGGAGTCACCCTGTTAGGCTGCTCTGGCTTAAACTCTTCATTATTTCTACTAGACCTGTCTTTATCCG